ATAACTATTATAAGTTGCCCTTGGATAAGAGGTAATATCTTGATCTATCCAAGCGTACCGGGTTAATTGACCAATACTCCAGGTTTGTTCTTGATAGTTGTAGACGACATAACGATCAATTTCCGTAGTGTCTTCCGAAGGATAAAACCATCCCACTTCATTAAACTGTTTGTTAAGAAAACCAAAGACTTTATACGCTTGGCCTACATTAAAATTACTGAAAACATAATAATGCACAGAGCAAGGCACAGCCGAGACACTTCCGTCATAGGAATAAAACCCTTTTTGGTCCATCCAAAACACACCCAAAGGCGTATTAACAGCTGCTTTAGGACCAACTAATCCAACACCTTGATTAACCAAATTAACGCCAAACGTATATGGAGGGCCGACAAACTGCATACTGTATAAAGAGCTGTCTGTCCAAATTAAAGTTTCTTCTCTTGAAGAAAGACCACCGACTATTTCTGAGCCAGATGAAAGTGTTAAAGAACCTGATGTGTTACTTGATTTTGGCTCCCACTCAGCCGCGTTCTCCTGGTCACTCCAGCAAACAAATAAAGGATCTATCGACCCTGTTCTAGCTGTTCCTCCTGCATTTAAAGGATCTGCTCCCAGGCAGATAACATGTCTATCTTTTTCTGAGACCATGACTTGCAGCGCTTTTGTTGGAGTCAAATTAGCTCCTGAAAGAGCCGACAAAGCAACGGCTCTGGTACTTGTTCCAGAAGAAGCGTCCCAATAATATATACCTCCGTATCTAGGTCCTATTAATAAGTCTTCGCCAAAGTTATCGTGCGTCCACAGTCTTAATTGGTTAGTATCAGACAGAGCAGTTACAGTTCCCCAAGTGCCATCACTCCACGGGCTTGCTCCCCAACCTGTGCTAGAAACATAATCATCTAGTCCGACATTAATTTGATAAGCCCCAACAACACTTGATCCACCGTTCCCTGAATCACTACTATTAGCTGTAACTGTATCGCCGTCAGTGTCTTTAGCTTCAATGGTGTAACTATTAGCATTAACAATGGTTGCAATTTGATATTCCTGATTAAGAACGTCAGCAGTAATTAAACCGCCCAGAGTAGCGGCACCGCTAAAAGTAACAAAGTCGTTTTTCACAGCTCCATGTGCGGTGTCAGCTACGGTAATTGTAGCGTCCCCGTCAGAGGCAGAAAAAGTTACATCTCCGGCCGAAGTTGTGGCTCTAATAGGCGTTACATCATAATAACTATTACCTTCATTCACATAGTATTTTAAAGTTGTCCCTAGTCCAAGGTATCGAGTAGACTCCAAATCCACCCAACTATGCAGTGCACGAGCTGTGCCTAGATAAGTATTAACATTGTCTTTGGTCCAACCTCCTATTTTCTCTGGCCTACCCTGACGAAAACGTACCAAATTGGCGTCATACCAACCGCCTTCGTTACTATAATCAGTTCCTTCTCGGTTTATTCCTGGTCTAAAATTGTATTTACTGTATGGCACTATTCTTTTTCCTCTTCTTCGTCTAACTCCCTATAATATCCTACAACATGAAGTATTTGTTCTAAATACCTGGTAATTTCACCCATTGTCATGCTTAAATTCTCATAGCCTTGAGAAGTTAGCCCATAATACGCTACTCTTGGCTCTTCGCCAGCCTCAATTGCAGCTAAATACACTTGCATTACATCAGGAGAAAGTATTCTCCACTCAATTGCAGCCGATTCAATCGGTTCTGGTAGAGGTGGATGATAAATGGGCGATCTTTTTGCCACACTGACCACTTCTACAGGCTTGACTTGGGGTTCCCTGTTCGCTAAATCGCCTAAAAGCGAGTATGTGCCACACCCGTTAATTAGCAGTAGAGGTATTATTAGCAGCTTTTTCATCAAATTGGTCTGGGTTGGTTATAATAGTTAAATTCTCAACTACTCTTGCCGAAGCCTTATTAACTTTGCCTTGTAATAAGGTCGGTTTAGCTAGAGCCATACCTTCAAGATTGTGTTTAGCAAACTTATTCCTTAAATTGGTGACTTGCGCTTGACTTGCAGAGTATTGAGTATTCAGGTTTTGAATTTGCGCTTGGGTCTTTTTTGCTGATTCAAGCGCTTTTACAATCTGTTCGTTTTGCTCTTGAACAGTTCTTTCAAGTACCGCCTGATTATTAATGGCGGTTTGTAGTTCAACTTTTGCTTTGTCTAGTTTAGTAAAAACAATAGCATTAATAGAAACAGACACAAATAAAAGCCCCGCCAATACTAAGGCTAGTTTCATTCTTTTTCGCCTTTAAAGCTTTTAGAAGAACCGCTGGTCCCTGCGTAAAGCCCAAACCATGCTGCACCTGCACCGACAACAATAGAAATTAGTCCTGATTGTTCAAAGGAAGGCTCAGCTAAATCCATAAACCAGAACGTTGTGAAGTACAATAAGTACATGTAAACAGATAAAAACACTCTTGGAAAGATTCTCCAGCTATCAACAGCCTGTGCCACAAAAATAACTTTTTGAAAAGGGTTGTTGTTTTTAACATCCTCTAAATCCCTTATCTTGTCTTTAAGTTCACCAATTTCTTGTACCATCGCCATGAACTTATTAAGGTCCATTTCGACTTCATTTCGATCCATGTCTCCACCAAATCTGCCGCTAGGATAATGTTGATCATTCATATCAATTCGCCAATGGGTTATCGTTGATGTTCTTCAAGGACTGCACATCAACATAAACAATTTCTATGGTTGCATTGATTCCTGCAACGCTTGTTTGTAGTGCAACGATGTCTGCTTTAATAGGGCTTAAATCTTGTGTTTCTATATTTAACGATTTAATTTGTTCGTCAACTGTTACCACCTGTTTTTCTAAGTCAACTAATTGGTCTGCTAGTGCGTCTGTTTCATTAACATACTTAGTTATCTTCTTTTCTAAGTTTTCTATCCTATTGACATAGGTAGCGCCGGTGTAGCCGAAGCCCGCTAGTGTTCCTATAATAGAAACTAAGCCTATGATCTGTGCCGCTTTTGATTGAAACCAATCCATTATAATGTTCCTCCATCTAAACTAGGTTGCATATTAATTAAATTATTCATACCGGTTAAACTGTTTCCATACAAACCGATAAATGCAGAATTATTATCTGGTATAGCTACATTAGCATAAATTGTTTTAGGTTCATACCAAACGGGCGCATCAGCAAGGCTAACCTGTCTATAATCATCAAACCCTGGAACAAAACCCATATAGGCAATTAACTGTGCTTCATCACCATATTCACCTGTTTCTTGCTGTTGTTCTTCTAACTGTTCTTGCTGATCTTCTATGTTTTGAGCCACAATTTGATCGGCTATTTGATCAGCGTCAGAAGCAGATACTTCACCCATTACTGTCTCCATTGAACCAACTGCTGTGTTTTGTCCACCCGTGGTATTTCCTACTGCGGTATTATTGTCTCCAGTGGTATTCCCCACTGCTGTGTTTTGTCCACCTGTAGTATTACTTGCAACACTAGTGTTGTCGGTGGTTTCAGTGGTGTTGGTGGTATCTGATCCTACAGCTACATTGCTGTTACTGTTGGTATTGCCAACTGCGGTATTATCTGCACTTGCTACTACACTGCTTGTGTCCATGCTCCCAGAAGTAGATGAAGTATCTACACTAACACTAGACCCACCCATCCCAACAGAGTCTGTACTTGCTATTACACCGCTTGTGTCCATACTTCCAGAAGCTCCAGAAATAGATGAAGTATCTACACTAACACTAGACCCACCTATCCCAGCAGAGCCTGCGCTCATCGACAAAACTTGCTGTGTTTGTATTGCTGAACTGGCCACTTGAGCAGAAATACTAGGCGAATTACTGGTGCTTATACCGCCTCCTGATGCTGAACTGGCTACTGCGGTACTTGTAGTGCTAGAAACGCCCCCAGAAGCAACAGAATTGCCCGTAGACTGTATAGAGGTCCCTGACGTTGTACCGCTTACACTATTACTGGCGGCTCTAATGGTGTTTGCAACAACATTTAGTTGTTCTGCTCTTTTGTTGTTTCTTTTATCTTCGTTCTCTGCGACAACAATATCGATATTTTCTTCTCTGTCTTCGCTCTCTTCTTCAACTGTCTCCGCATCCTCCAAGTCTCTATCTTGATCCATTTCTTCTTCAACCAGTTCTTCCTCTTGTTCCTCTTCAAACCACTCCTCCAATTCTTCTATTGTTTCAAATTCTAAAAATTCCGTTGGCACTTCTTCAAAAACCTCGACAAGTTGTTCGTGTTCAAAATTAAACATAAGGTCTTCTGAAGCAGGGACATCGTACTCTTGTTCAGGCTCAAATAAATAAACTTCTTCATATATTTCCTCATACACTTCTTCTAAGTAGGTCTCTTCATATACTTCTTCTAAGTAGGTCTCTTCATATACTTCTTCTAAGTAGGTCTCTTCATATACTTCTTCATATACCTCTAAGTAAACTTCTTCCTCATACACTCTCTGTTCTTCTTGCCACGCTAATTCTTCTGCCGCCCATATAGCTTCTTGTTCTAGGTCATACTCATCCATTAAAACATCAACATCATCGTAAGACTCCATAGTTGTTGTCTCCCACTCAACCATGCCTTCTTCACTGAAAACCACGTCTGTACCAAACCACTCATCGACTTGCTCTTGTCCAAACTGTTCTATATCTAATTCATACCAATCCTCATCTGTAAAGTCTGCACAAGCGTTTTCATAGCAAGGATCATCAGGGTATAAATATTCATCGTATTCTTCGTCATACCACATATCATCTTCGGTATATCCATAGTCATAATTATCTTCATAAGAAGTATCATAGGCATAAGTTTCAGCCACATAACCAGAACATGACATAGAGGACTGAGGGTTTTGAGTACACTCATAATCAAATAAATCATCCCAATAAGTAGGACACTGCGTTGAATATAAACCATCTAAGCTACATTGTTGTGTTAAATAAGCAGCCGCATAGCCCGGACAGGCGGTATTATTTAAAGCACTAGTACAATCCAAGGCGTTTCCAGAACCTAAACCATATAAAGAACCGCCATCCTCCAGTAAAGTATTGTAGGAATTACTGCTAGAGTTCCAATTATAACTTACACAAGTGCTGGAATTAGTAGAGCCTGTATTACACTTATCAAAAAATAAGTAAGTATAAATATCTGAAGTAGTTGGACCTTGCTCTCCGATAAGGACATCATGTGTTTGAATATCCAATTCACCATATCTATATTCAAA